ATACCACTGATCGTGTTAGTGCCTGTGGTATTTGTAGTGTAGCTCATATCTTCAGACCCAATTCTTAATTTACCATTGGTTAAAGGTAAGTTTGCAGTGCTTGTAAGCACAACAGTATTCGCACCTACTAACATTACACCGCCATTGTTGATTGTCGTAGTTGTGGAAGCGATTGATCGTCCTCCAAACAAATATGTACCCCAACCATATCCATAAGTTTGATTTAATGGTCCCACAGGCTCGTAAGGATTGACATCTAAAGTACCGTTTGTTGTAACCCCTGATTTAGTTTCAGCCGAGGGCATTGTTATTGTAAATGTGTTAGTTGTAGGTACGGTTTGAACTTCAAAAAGTTTATTGTCAAAATCATCAGCTGTGTAAACTGTGTTGGCAGAGGTAAAAGATCCAGCGTTAGCAAATGTTGTGATCTCACCCACTTCTAAATTATGAGATCCTGATGTTGTAATAGTGACCGTTGTTTGTCCGTTGGTCGTTGTTATACTAGCACCTGTCTGAAAATTGTCAGTCTCTAAAGGAGTGATATCGTAAAAAGCACCTTCATAATAAATAATTAAAACTTTGTCAGTTCCTATTGCAGCATATCTTTTACCATCAGTGTCAGCCCAAACATGTTGTCCTCTAGCAGCACCAACTATTTTATCATCTACCAATGCTTCCCAGCCACCTATTTTTTCAGGTTCTCCATATCTAAAACGAACATTATCTCCATCAACCCAACGACCTTCTGCGTCTGAGGGTGTTGATTGTTTATCGAATCCTGGTGCTATTTTTACTTTTGCTAAAGCCATATCAGAGTATAACACTATCCATTGGGTAATTAAATATATTGAAAATTGTTATTTATCTGTCTTATCATTAGGATCTACAACATCTTTTTCTTCTACTTTTTTCATTTTTTGTAGATTCCATTCCATGATGATATTTAATAGGCCAGCACCAAAACTCTGCAAGCCCTCAGGCGTTAGAGTAAGTTTTCTATTTTTTACAATTGTCCAAATCTCTTTCCAACTAAATTTTATCTCTGCATGTCCTGATCTTGTATGATGAATTATTTTCATTTTTTAATTCCTAACATTACTCTCTTATCTTTAAACCATTCTCTATGTGGACCATTTTTATTAACATAATGTATAAAAACTTGAGAGTGCCAATCACCTTTAAACTCTTCTCTCCAATGTTCGAGATCACAACCTTTATATATGACTGCATCACCGTCTTCAAGTTCTATTTCTTTCCCTGCCATAAATATAGGCCATTTGACTCCACAAGAACTTATCTTCACAGTCACACTATATTCACAAGATGGTCGATCTGTATGTTTTTTTAAATCAGCACCATAAGTATACATTCTCCAGAAAGTGTAAGTAGGTAATAATTGTAATCCAGTTTCTTTTTCCATCAAACTTTTTTTAGTTATTAATAGTGCGTCAGTAACAGGATCTCCATAAAACATACTATCTCCTTGATCGCTTTGTCGTAAATCAAAACTGTCAAAATTAGTTCTATGTTTCAATCTTGTATAATGAGTTAGTAAATCCATTTCTTCTTTTTTAAGAAAATTTTTTACTAATTTATATCCGTTCTTCATTTCATCCATGATACTACTGAATATCTCACTCCCTTTGTAAGTGGTTTAACTGAATGTGGAAACATAAAATTACTTGGCCAAATAACTAATTTACCTGGTGTTGTTTGCATTTCAACAATTTCATCATCAAGCTTAAAACATAAAGTTCCACCTTCGTAGTCGTTGTTAAGCATTAATATAGAACTATATTTTCTATTCATACCTGGACCGTCATCTACATGAAACTTGTAATGACCTCCTACTCCATATCTTAAAGCTTGCATGTCATATATACCCGCTTGCTTTATATCAGGAAACTCATTTATGTATTTGTTCATCTGTTGAATAATTAAATGATTTATGAAATTAGCCCAGTGAACATTACTTAAAGAATCATGTTGATTTGATAAACCTAAAATCTGTACATCTCTTACTTCTTTACGAACATAATCTTGTGTATCACCAACCACAGCTCCATCAACAAATTCTTTTGCTTTAAAATTTTTATTTAAAAATTGTATAAATTTAGAAATTATTTTTGGGTCAGGAATGGCTTGGTAAGATCTTATATATTTTTTAAGAGACATAAAGTCTTTTTATAATAAAAAAATAAAAAAGTAAACTAGGATATAAATTGGATGTCAAACATCTCTGAAGATTCATTATCTATCCAGTATCTTGGGAAAGTTGTTGTAATAGGAAAACTGATACCTGATTTATCTACATTTTGTAAACCTGCTTTTAAACCATCTATTCTTGATTTAAGATCTGCAAACTCAGGTTTGTTCAATACACCGCTTTTTTTACCTTGCATTTTTTCAATTAAGTCAATGTACATTTGTTTTGTACCGTCAAAATCTTCAGACGATATACTATCAGGATTTGGGTTTTCTGGATCGTCCCAAACAACATTATCTCCGTCTAATCTTGCAATTTTTTCTCTACAGATCCAACTCTTGTAGTCTTCATCACTTATAGTTTTAAATCTGCCGTCAGCTTTAATAGCATCTAAATCACCTCTATGAATTAATAGATCGTTTTCTTCTTTAGCAGCAAGAAAAGGGTTTCTTCTTAAATTAAAAATTAATACAGCCATTAGCTTAATTTATCCTCAAATATTAATACAGCGCCATCTCCGCCTTTGTTGTTACCTGGATTAGATCCTGATGGTGTTCCTCCAAGTCCATAAACTTTTCCAACAGTTGGTTGTGTTAATGAAGCATTTGGATCAACAGGGAACATAGCTTGGTAAGCAGTTCTTACAGATGCATCTGAACTTGGCACTCTTGATGGTGCTGTAGGAATCGGACTGATTCCTGCATTCTGAGCATTAGAAAGATTAATTAATAAAGCTGGTCCTGAAGCATCACCTGGATTACCACCTAAAGGTCTAGCTGCTTGCTCCGCTGGGTTTTTGTTTGGTCCTGGCACAGATCCTCCTGCATCTCCGCCTGTGCATGTTACAATTGCTGGAGAGCCAAAAGTTGTGTCTCCTCCCACATTACCATTACCTGGTCCTGAAGCTCCTCCGCCAGCTCCGATAGTTATTGGAGCAGTAAAAGGTGATGGACCTGGTGAAGTTATTGGTGTAGTAAATACCCCAATACCACCGTTTCCGCCTGGGCCTCCAATTTGGTGACCACTAATAGTTGATCCTGATGCACCGCCAGCAGTTGCGTAAATTAATAGTTTAGTTGATCCTGGCTGAGCAGTGAAAGTTGCAGTCGCTGGTCCTTCTCTGAAGAAAGTTGCAACCATGTCGTTTGATCCTGCAGATCCTGTTGATGCTGCAGTCAATCTTCCATCTTCATCAACTGTAATATTAGCTGTTGTGTAAGATCCTGCAGTTACAGCAGTTGATTGTAACTGGCTGGGTCCAACTGAATTTGCAGCCATTTTTGTTAGTGTTACATTCGATTGTAAAAGTTGTGCTGTCCCTACTGAATTTGGAGACATTTTGTTTTGAGTTACATTTGATTGTAAAATTCCAGCAGTGATTACTGCGTTGTTAGAAATTTTAGCAGCAGTGATTGCATCATCAGCTACTTGTAATGTTCCAATTGATCCACCTAAAGTATCTAAAGATATTTCTTTTAAATTTGTTCCGTCAGAATAAGCGGCATAAATTTTTGCAGCGTCTAAAGTAAATCCAGTTCCTGAAGCAGTTTTAATTGTTAAGTTTGTAGGATTAGTTAGTCCAGTTGCATCAAAGATGTAAAATTTTTCTATACTATCAGGTATTGTACAAACAGTGCTCGCTGCGATTGTAGCAGTAGCAAATTTAATAACCATGTTTCTTGCATTTGATAATGTTGCATTAGACATGACTAAAGCTAATGTTCCACCACTTGATAGTGTTACTTGTTCAAAACCTGCAATAGCTTGTTGTACTAAATTTAAATTGGTATTAGTTTTATCACCCCAAGTACCAGCGTTTTCGCCAGTTACCATTAATTCGAGTTTTAGATCTGTAGAAAAACTTGTTGCCATATATCTCCTATTTTAACAAAATTAGGCCGCTCTATCAACCTCAGTCCAAACATTATTTACACCAGGATCGATCTCTGCCCATGCCGTTACATTAGCCGAACCAATATTTGCTGTCAACCCTATACCAGAAACATCAATATTTGCAGTTCCTGTAGATACCACTGATCCCACAGCACTCGTTAAGTTTAATCCAGTTACGCCTACTAATTGTTGAGGTAATGATCCAGCTGCTCCCACTGCTGATGTTAATGCTTGACCAGAAACAGACTCAACTGTGCTTTGTACTAAATTAATTGAACCTAAAGTTAATGATGCTGCAATACCTGTTACATCAACACCTATTTTTAATCCCGCAACAGTGTTACCAACAGAACCTGTTAGTAATCCAGCGGTAGCTGGTGATTCAACAGTTGATTGGACTAAACTTTGCGAACCTTGTGAAAGAGTCATTGCATCTTCACCAACAAAGACAAAGATACTTGAATCTATCTGAATTGAATTTAGACCCTGTGTAATTGTTAATAAATCTAAACCTGAAACAGAAATAGATACGCTTGTGCTAGGACTTACAGCATTGATTGACGATGTTAAAGCTTGACCTTGTGCTTGTGCTGAGAAAGTATCACCCCAAGCTCTGTTACCCCATTTACCTCTGCCCCAACCTTGTTCTACTAAACCTTCTGCAACTACGGTTCCAATACCTGTAGATAATTGCTGACCACCTGCAAGTACAGTTCCAAATAATCCCCAAGCGGCAGTTCCCCATGACGGTCTACCCCAACCTTGTGTTGCTCCAGCGAATTCTACGGAACCAATATTTGATGATAATGAAATTCCAGTTAGGTTAGCTCCTGTACTAGCTACATCTCCCCATGTACCTATGTTCCATGCTTGACCTCCCCAACCAATTGCTATTTCTGCGTCTACGGTTACTGACGCTGATGAAAGACTTACTCCGTTAAAAACATTCCAAGAGCCATTACCCCATGTGCTTTGGCCCCAAGTCGAGATTTGACCAGGTGATGATACACTTACTGTAATGTCCGCCACCTGGCCCTCCCTTTAAATTATGCGATTCTCAATATTGCTGCACTCGTTGTAAATGCTGGGAACTGAATAGTAAAAGTTCCAGAAGTTGCAGTTTTGTCACCGCCAAAATCTAATACTGCTACAGCTGGATCACCAGATGCAGTATCGTTGTAAATTAAAGCACCTCTTGCTGTAAGCGTTACACCTACAAAAGAAAGGTCAGAAAAATCTGTGATAGCTGTGTTTGTTGCTAAAGATGTTCCTGTGTTTACAAGTGCTTTACCACCAGAAGAATATCCACCTGACGGTGAACTTACTTGTCCTGAAGTAGTAAAAGATGTTGTCGATTTTCCTAATACAGCCGAGTTTGTGTACATTGCAAGTTTGAATGTATTTCCGCCTGGATTACTAAAGTTATGTGTAGCTTCTAAAAGTTGTTTTTTAAAAGTGTTACATATTGCGTTTGTTGTTATAGCCATTTTATCTCCTTATAATTTTATGGTGACGGTGAAGGTATTTTAATTCGAGGAACTCCACTGTCATATTCTCCTCTTCTTCGTCTACCCATTTGTTGTAGACCAAAAGCTTGTATGCTTTGATTATACCTCTCAGAATACAATTTGTATAGATCTTCAGGTCCTTTTAAAAATGAGAAAGCCTCTTTCAACACTCCGTATAGAAGCATTGCCTCATGATGCTCAGATAGATAAGTATTTGTTGAGCTATCAAAATGAGGTGGATCTTTGATATAGTTGATTTGCACTTCAAACGCAGCATTAGGAGTTGGTGCAAGTAAAATATTTGTCTCATCCCAATTAGCAAAATATTTAGGTGTGCCTGTAACTGTATCGTTTGGCGAAAATTCAGATATAAAACTAGTGTCTCTTTTCTCTAAGAAATCACGCACATTTGAACTTATAATTTGCACAGATCTTAAAATAAGAAGATCTGATGGCATTGATACATATCTATTACCGCTTGTGGTATTTGAAGTCGCATATTTTCTTAAATCATCGTAATCTACTTGGCCAGCCACATCTAACTCTGTGTTTCTTATAAATTGATCAAGTAAACTATCACTTAAAACATTGCTGTCTACTTCAGTGTAGTTTCTTACTTGAGTTAAAAATGCTGAATAAGTTATTGCCATTAAGATATACTCACTGTTACAGACCCTAATCTAGCAGAAGCTTCTCTTCTTCTGTTTTGTAATGATGGGTCTCTTGGTGTCATTGTTTGTAAACTTGTTGTTATACCGTTACTTGTAACTTCTGTTTCAAAAGTCTCAAATGCAAAGTCGCCAGGTAAAGTTAGATTAGCCACTCCTACAGAAGTGCCTCCTGAATCAGCTAGTGTATTATCATTAGAAGCAACAGTCTTAGGTTGTTGAAATCTCATTGGTCTTACTTTTTGCAAAGCGATTGCATCAGCAACATTTCTCTTTCTTCTAATTTGAGGATGTTTTTCTTCAAACTCAGATATATGCACAAAAGAACCATTCCATTCTGTAACCATTTCTTGATATGGAAATGCTTGCCCACTTCTATCTGATATTGCTTTTGATCTTGTTCCGTTTGCGTATTTAGCCATTATGTTAAATTTGGATAGTACGATTGAGGAGTCACATATAACGATGTTCTCTGCCCATCTTCTTCCAAAGCCCTTTTTAGTTCATCTTCATAAATTAATTTCATAGCTTGTATTCTGTCAGGTGCTTTTTTCATAGATAAATAATAAGCAAGACC